TCATTCCAAAGTTTGATGCTAAACTCAAGGACGACTATCTGTGGTCCAAGTTCAGCACCAAAGCACGGAAGTTTGCTCCGTTTTTGCTCCAAAAAGTGGACAAAAAAAAGTTCAAACAAATCTTGAAATCTAAGATAAACGATACTATATAGTTGACAGGGCGAGATTGTCCTGCTATCATATACAAACAATACAACGAACATACACTGTAATACAAGGAAACATACAATGACAAACTTTGCATCCCTCAAGAAGTCCTCTGCTGATATCAGCCGTCTTTCCAAGGAAATCGAAAAGATCAACGCACCTCAGGGTTCAGACCGTGAGGAAGATACTCGGTACTGGAAGTTGGAACGCGATAAGGCTGGTAACGGCATGGCTGTTATTCGCTTTCTTCCTGCTCCTGCGGTTGATGGCGATGACTCACTTCCGTGGGTTCGCTACTTCGACCATGGCTTCAAGGGTCCGACTGGTAAGTGGTATATTGAGAATTCGCTTACTTCTATCGGTCAGAAGGATCCTGTCGGAGAGTTTAATACTCAGCTTTGGAATGCATCCACTGATGAGAACTCTTGGCAGCGCAAGCAGGCCCGTGACCAGAAGCGCCGTCTTCACTACGTTACCAACATCTATGTTGTGAAGGATCCTGCTAATCCTTCCAACGAAGGTAAGGTGTTTCTCTACAAGTTCGGTAAGAAGATTTTTGATAAGCTTACCGCAGCTATGAACCCTGAGTATGAGGGTGATACTCCGATGAACCCGTTCGATTTCTGGAACGGTGCCAACTTCAAGCTTCGCTCTCGTATGGTTGCTGGCTATGTCAACTACGACACTTCGTCGTTTGACAATCCTGGTCCGCTTCTGGATGATGACGCACAGCTTGAGAAGATTTGGAAGTCGGAATACTCTCTCAAGGAAGTTCTTGATCCGAAGAACTACAAGTCCTATGACGAACTCAAGCGCCGTCTTGAGGACGTTCTTGGTTCTCAGCTTGGTTCTTCTGAACCTGTCAAGGATCAGATTACGGATGCTGTTACTCAGAAGCCGAACTTTGAAGCTGCAAAGCAGCGCAAGTCAGTTGAAGACACACCGCCGTGGAATGATAGTGATGATGGGGACTTGGATTACTTCAAGTCACTTGCTGACTAAAAGATTAGGGGAGCTTCGGCTCCCCTTTTTGTTATGTGTGTTTGCTTGGCGCGAAGTGAATGTTTCTTTCAGGTCTTAATGTTGCGCTAAGTGTGGCTCTCTCATACGATGATGGTGTATAGTGTGTTTCTGCTGTGACGATATTACCAAATTCAGGATCAGGATTCTCTTTGTACATCACTCTCTGAGAAACTGGATCTTTTCTTATCGGAGCTTCTCTCACTGCTATATCTTCCTGAGTTGGTCTAGGCTTCTCTTGTGATCCCTCTAACTCGCCTGGTTCCACTCTGATATTCTCTCTATCATTAGCATATGCTAGAACTTCACCTGTGTCTCTCTTTCTGATTTCTACATTCTCTCCAGGTGGCACATCAACTACACCACCTGATGCTAATGCGGGAGGCGCAACATTAGATGTAGGTGCAGCACTTGCTTGCACTTGTTGTGCTGTTGCAGTTGCTTGAGCTTCTAGTTGTTCAGTCTCTCTTTTTACTCGCTCTTCATATTCAGCAATCTTTTTCTCTCTCCATTGTATAAACTCATCAGGTCCTAATTCTTTACCTGCTGCAAGTTGTGCATCAATTACAGCATCAGCGCCACCCCAAGAACCCTCTTCACCTGCACCAACGTGAACTTTATATGGTCCCATGTATTCACCATGGTCTCTACCTGCACCAATTCCTCGATTGCCCGCAGCAGCATTGTATTTCATGAAGTCTAATACGCGAGGATTATCATATCTCATTAGATTGCCTTCCTCATCATAAAACATTAGATCGGCGGCACCAACATCTGTACTATGTCTTTCTTTTGCTCCTGTGCCAACAACTGTACCGTTAGGTAGTACCCAATTTTTTGTTTTCGGATCAACTCTAGCACCCATCGCTTCGGCTTCTTCCCAAGGTATCTGACCACCAGAGAAACTAACAATTCTAGGAATACCTGCTTTTTCCTGAGCGTATATCATTCTTTCTTTTACATCTTGAGGAATAGGTAGACTTCTTATGCCATTCGCTTGATCTTCAAAATTAGGGCTTGAAATAGCGCCAGTAGGACTTACAGAAGCTTGAATCGTAGCACTGTTTATAGGTTGACGTTTCATTTCTTCATTAAATTGATCAGTACCTAATTTAGCAAGAGCATCTTCAAAATTCTTCTTTTGTGTACCAGATGAGTTCTCATACCATTTTTTCAATCTATCATCAAGTTGATCTAACATAGCTGGATCAAAATTTGGTGTTACAGGAGTTGGTTGATTGTTTGCATTTGCTTCTAGTTGCTGAAGTCTATAGTCATATGAATTGAGAGCCGCCTCTGCTCTTTGAATTCTTGATCCATGATGCTTTACTCCTGCTCTTTCATATGCATCTTCAAATGCGGCAGTTTCAGCGGCAAGTGTTTCAAAGTCAGTATTTTTCCACTGTTCAAATCTTTGCTTTTCGTACGGATCATTTTGAATTTCGTGTAGAAAGAATTGATAATTTGCTTCGTCTGAGTTTATGTCCAATCCTCTAGCTGCTGCAAACTCTTCAAAATTTCTTCTTCTTGGTCCAGTCCACTGTGCCCAACCATAACCACCTCTACCAGATACTGGATTAATTTCTTGCATATGTTGAAAGTCGCCGCTTTCATGCATAAAGTTACCAACAATTGCAGCAGCTTTTTCTTTAGATATGCCTAGATCCTGTACGATTCTTTCTGTAAGTTGCCCAGCTTTTTCAGTAGATTTGCCAGTTAGATTTAAATCTAATCCTGCTTTACTGACTAATTCTTGCACAGCTTTATCTTCAGGTGTGAGTTGTTTACCAGCAATATTACTATATGATGTTATATTACCTGAAGACTTAGACGCGACAGGTGCACCAGAAAGAACTACATCCAAACCACTTGAATATTTGTTCACTTGCCCTAGATCAGGCAATTGTTCTCTGTAATATCTTGGAAATAAATTGACTAGCTGACAAAGCACCAATAATGTCATTGATTGCACCACTCTGTGCCAACTGGGCTCTTTGAGTGGGTACCAATTTTAACAGTTGTCTATAATTAACTGTCATATTTTCAAGATTAAATGCCATTATCGTGTCTGTGCCTTCTTAAATGTTGCTGCTTGGTCACGAACTTTTTGCTCTTGTTCCTTAATATGTGCTTTGAGCAGATCAATGTAGATAAATCTTTCCCAAGGCATCATGTTTTCTATTTCGGTCAAACTGTACTTGTGATGCTGCACTAGAGCAAAGTTTGTTTTAAAATAGTTCATCAAGTTGTCATGACCAAGCATTATTGAAAAAAACGAGTAAAATCCGTATACTTTATGTTATGCTCATATTGACACTTAGGACACACACTCTTAGATGAAATGTAGAATGTGGGTAGATTGTCTACAAAATCTTCTAGGATCTTGTATTGTTCTTGTGTAAGTCCTTCAATAAATCTCTTAAGTTCTTCTTTTGAGAAGTCTTTTGAGGTATATACTTTGTCTTCGTTGACTATTCTATCCACACAACTACAAATGACACGAATTTTCTTTTCTAACACAGTTTCATTGCTCATTATCATCTTCATAATGCTGTATGTCGGATACTTCATCTTGACTGTTATCTTGTTGGTAAGCTTGAGATTCATATCAACATCATTTGGTTTTTCTATCACACAGTTGGATATATCAATGTTTGTTTCAAATACACCACCACATTTGTTTCCGTTTACAGTGTTATTGCACGTATAGTTTATTTCGATGCTTTCACCTATAGATTTGGCCCTAAGAGCGATAAACAGATAGTCAATATCAAAGAATGGTAATTTTTCCACATCTACATCACCAGAAACAATACAGTTATTGATTATCTGCTTTGTTGTTTTGATAATGTTCTCATTGTCTTTTGATTCTACAGCCATCAGCAAAAGCTTTTCTTCCTTTACTAAGAATGGTCGAATCTTGATACTCTTGCCACTAGATGGTATTGTTACATCATATGTTGGCACATCAATTTTTGGTAAAGTCATAATTTAGATTTTCCTCATCTCTGTATGGGTATTCTAGTTGATAGTGTATTATCAGGCGTAAGATTGAATAGACCTGGATCTTTATCTCTATTCTTTCTTGTCCACTTAGTATATGTAAATGTTACAGACAATCTTTGGAAATTATCATCTGCCCATGTAACAGGTTGTGGGCTGACTAGAAGTGGATATGCATCATGCAATGTCCATGCATATGTGGCTACTGGCTCTGTAAATTGATTTGATGTGGGAGATGGCACAGAAGCTTCTCTATTTGGTTCGGTAGTTGTTCTACGACCAGCTTCACCGAACTGATACATTTCAATCTGGCACACATAATCATCTTTATATGAGAAATCAAATGTGTTTGTTGGATTAATTATTTCCATCCAATCATCAAAGAGTTGGCGCTCAAACGAATCTGTTCGGCACAAAAATGTCATAGCCGTTTCTTGATATTCGGATTGATATGGAACTTTAAAGTCTGGTCCATAGTAACCCTTAACGTCTGCATTCATGAATCCGCGACCAGGAAATTCAGCGGACTCACACAGATATGTCAAATCTCTCATAAAAGGAGCAAAGCGTGTCATAAATGAATTTGGTCTACTAGGCACTAAACGAACGGCAAACCTAGCAGATTTGGCCAAACTTTGATACTTGTTAGACTGTGCGTAGAAGTCCGACATTTTAAGATTAGTCGGTTGATTATCTATTCTAAAACTTGCCATTTGTTATCCTTGTGAAACCCATACTGCTACAGGTAGTTCTAGTGCTTTGTCCCATTCGTCTGCTGTAATCTCTACAAATGAAGACCTAACTTGTGTAAATAGATATCGCTTGATACATGGTCTGGATGCTGAAGCTAATTTCTTTGTTCTGGCCAGCAAGTCATATGTAAGTCTTAATCTGGTCGTTTCATTCATCTTGGAATTGGATCTAAACTTCATTAGCATGTCCAGCAATGCTTTGCGCTCACCGAATGATAGGTAGTGCATGTTAAGTCCAAGAAAACCATCTGGATATCTCTCAATAGGAAATACCAGTGGAAACCTGTCATATATTGGAAGCGTGTCTTTGTGCTTTGGATCGTACCAGAAGAAATACATT